ACACACCCCAGTAGATAGGTCCGCCAAGAAAGTCTTTAAACAACGTGGGAACTGCGGCTCTCCCAATGTGGCTGGAATGTTTTATAAAATAGTCACCCTACTCTTATAATAAGGGAATCAGTGTAGATAAACAATGCACGATTATAGGAAAGAGGGTGCTAAAAAATTACCAATGCTCGCTGTTAATTGAGAAGTAGAGTGTATTAATTTCCGAACAAGGGTTTATAGTAGGAAGGCGTCACTTATTGCACTCAATCAGAAACCCTGAAAGACCAAGGTTGGTAAAAAAAGAATCGGTTAGTGTCAACGGGAAAGTTCCTGCTAGGGTTAACATGGACGATAAGTCTGGATGAGGGTTCGAATCCCTCACCGATTCCAAAATAAATTATTATTTATTACAAAACGGGGGTGCCTGGTTTTGACAGATTACAACTAATTAATACAATCAGCCAGAGAGATAACTGTAAACTAAGGTGAATTTAATTAAATGGCAAAAACACAAACGGTGTAGTATCTCAAGGAGACAACGCACAAATCGAAGCTAACATGAACACAGTATTCTCTTTATTGAGAAACGAAGTATTGGCAGCAGCCTAAATTACCCAAGATTTCTCTATTAGATTAAATAGAGTGGTGGTTTCGCTAACTTAACAGTTGGCCCCAGTTGAATGATACTCCAACTTTAAAACCGTATCAAATAAGCTGTATAAATTGTATTGACTAACGCAGTCTGGACGGGAGTTCGAATCTCCCCACCTCCACTAATTTTTTAACTCTAAATTAATCGTTATGGCAAAAACCAAACTAAATCGCACGGCAAAGCTAGCATTTTACAATGCTCGCGAGCGTAAAGACGACACAAATCGTTTAGCAGAAACTACAGGTTTCACAACTCGTTTCATCAATTATGTAAAAAAAGGTGAAAGAAAAGTAAATGATTCATTAGCTGATGCTATGTACACTCTTTCTCGAAGACGTGCAAAAAACAGCGCAGTATCTGCGAATTAATCAATCCAAATATGCCCCTCACCAGAGGGGCTATATTAATTAAAACTATTAAAATATGGACGAATTTTTAGAGTTTCCAGAGTTAACAGATGACGAAATAGATCAAGTAATGACTGAATTTTTTGAATGGGATAGGTTGCAAGATTATGATTTTGTAAATGAATTTGACGATTTTATTTATGTTTCATATGATGAAGTTTTAAATAATCCTAATGATACTGAATTAGGTGCCTTAATTAGGAAAAGATACGTAGAAGCTCAAAATAAATTAAAAGAAAGTCCCTCATTGTAGGGACTTTTGATATTTATTACAAATAATGTCTATGAAAAATATGTTTTGCCAAGTAAGTTATATATTCATTAATTTAATAAAATATATTATGGCATTTAAAGACATTTTTAAAAAATCAAACGACTACAATGAAAAAACTGTAGTAGGCTTCATATCATTTGCAGTAATGACAATAGTGATGATTGTAGATCTTGTAACTGGGTTCATGGGTCAACACCTCCCACTAAATGAATATGTATTTAATGCATTTATGTATATTACATTAGGATCATTCGGTATTGCCGGATTAGAAAAATTTGCATCAACAGATAAGCAAAAGGAGCAGGATGTTTAGTGAAGGTGGAATAGTAATGATTGCAGGAATCCTATTAGGATTAGGTGTAATAGGTGGATCAGTTTATTATGTTAATAAAATGTTTGCCACACATACTCAGGAAATCCTAGTTCGTTTTATTTTATTAATATTTACCTCATTAGTTGCATTATTTATTGTTGATAAAGTAATTGCTTGGCAGGTTAAATTATTAAGTGAGGAACAAAATTCTCAACTATTTGATTTAATTAAAACCTTGGTTCTTATGATTTTTTCTTATTACTTTGGAACTAAAGAAGGTGTAGAAACTAATGGAGACCCTAATAAAAAATAAATATAGATAAGCTATGAGTTTAAAAAGTTTACAAGCTAAAATAGGAGTAACAGCAGATGGAGTATTCGGTCCTGGTACAATAAAAAAAGCAATGGAGTTTTATAAATTAACTCCGGTTAGAGCAGCACACTTCTTTGCTCAAACAGCTCATGAAACAGGTGATTATAAATTATTTGCTGAAAATCTTAACTACTCTACTCAGGGGCTTCAAAACATATTTAAAAAATACTTTCCAGGTAATCTAAGTGACTTATATGCTCGTAATCCTGAAAAAATAGCTAATAGAGTTTATGCTTCTAGAATGGGTAATGGGGATGAGAAATCAGGAGATGGGTGGAAATATAGAGGTAGAGGTGCTCTTCAATTAACTGGAAAAGATAATTATGCTGCCTTTGCTAAATATTTACAAAAACCAGAAATTATGACTACTCCTGATTTAGTAGCTACAGAATATTCATTTGAATCAGCAATGTTCTTCTTTGATAAAAACAAATTATGGTTAATATGTGATCAAGGAATTAACGATGCCGCTATATTAGCATTAACAAAAAGAATTAATGGTGGTACTCATGGATTAGAAGACCGACAAGAAAAAACTAAAAAATATTACCAATACATTAAATAAGTTGCTATAAGATGAAAACATCACTATTAATTACATTATCATTGACAACAGCATTAGCATTTATAGGTACATATTTTATGCATCTAACAGCAGATAATATAGATCAATTCCTAGCAGTAGGTTTAATTGTATTTATTGATGGTTTTTTTGGAGTATGGGCAGGAGTAAAAAGAGAAGGTTTTCAAACTTGTAAAGCAATTAAAGTATTAAAAACATTTGGTTTTTGGATGGTAATGCTAGCAGCTATCTTATCAATAGAAAAAGGATTTACTGGGACTTCTTGGTTAAGTGAAACAATTATAGCCCCTTTTATGATATTCCAGCTAATTTCTATATTAAAAAATGCTTCTATGGTAGGTATAGTTAAAAATGAATTAGTTACACAAATATTAGATAGATTAGATAAACATAAAGGAGATAGAGAAATAAATGGATAAAGTTAAAAATTTTATATTAGGATTAGATTTCAAATCAATTTTAATAATAGGGTTAATTATATTAATACTGCTAATGAGAATGTGTTCTGGAGGAGATCAAAGTTCTCACCCAATAATTAAAGTAGATGGAAAAAAATATGAACTGTTAAAACATACTATTGATACTGTTACAGTTATAAAAACTAAAGTAGAATACCGTCCAGGAAAAACAATCTTTAAAGATCCCCCAATCTATATAACACCACCAACACAAATAGATTCATTAGCTGTAGTTAAAGAATACTACTCTAAAATAGTATATAAAGATACTTTAAACTTAGATGAAGATGGAGGAACAATTGCTATAACTGATACAGTTTCTCAAAATAAAATTATAGGTAGATTATGGAGTGCTTCAATAAAGCAAAAAACAATTCATGATGTCACTATTGTAAAAGAATTACCTAAGACACAAGTATACATTGGTGGTACTGCTGGGTTTGATGAAGATAACATTGTAAATTTTGTAGGACCATCATTACTATTAAAAACAAAACAAGATCGTGTTTATTCTTTAGGAGTAGGATACGGAACAGATAAAAATGTTTCTATACAAGCTGGTATTTATTGGAAAATAAAATTAGGAAAATAAAATTAAAAAACTTTATTAATATAGGTTGGATTTCGTCCAACCTTTTATTATCTTTATAAAAAATAGTTTATGAAAAGAATAGAAGATTATAACAAAACACTTCCCATTGTAGAGCTTTATACAGCGGTACAGTCAGAAGGAAGTAGAGCAGGTTATCCAACCGTAGTAATCAGAACAACAGGCTGTACTCACAGATGTTATTTTGGTGAAGGTGGATGGTGCGATTCTTGGTACACAAGTATACATCCTGAGAAAGGACACATTACTTTCCAAGACATTATTAACATGTATGATGCAAATCCTCACATCACAGAGATGATGTTAACAGGAGGATCACCTACAATGCATCCAGCATTAGTAAACGAATTAACACATTTTGCACATGAAAGAAATATTTTCATTACAATTGAGACCGAAGGAAGTCATTTTCTTGAAACGGATTACCCAATTAATCTATTATCAATCTCCCCTAAGTTCAGTAATTCAGTCCCTAAGATTGGCGTACTTACACCTCAAGGAGTCGTTACAGATGAAAAAATGATTAAACAGCATAACAAGCTAAGACTTAATTATGATGCAATTTCTAAATCAATTGCTTACCATTCTGACTATCATTTAAAACCAGTATGGGATGGAGAGGATCAAGAAGCATTAAAAGAAATAATGGGATGTATTAAGATACTAGACATACCACAAGACAAAGTTTGGTTTATGCCAGCAGGAGATTCAAGAGAAGCTTTATTCAAATCATATCCTAAAATGTTTGACTGGGTGAGAGATAATGGTTATAGATTGACCTGGAGACCTCACATTATTGCATTTGAAGATCAAAGAGAAGTATAATGATACTACAAGAAGCAAAAATTACTGAAGTGGATTTATTAAATTCACTTTGGTGGCTGTGGTGTAATAATAAGATAGGATCTACTAATATAGAACTTTGTATAGAAGACTTGGATCTTGAAATAGAATTTATTACATTTAGCGGGTACAAATTTACAAGTAAAGATAAAAAAACAACTTATTCTTATGACAGAAAACACTTCTTTCC